GTCCGGGTTGAAGTTCTCAATGGCTCGGATATTCTGAAGTTCCTGATGGTGCTTCACAATGTCATTCCAAAGGCTGATCCGCCCGGAAGCATCGTTAGGAACCTTGCCAATGTACTTGGTTCCAAACAGAACCGCAATATCATTGGCAATCTGATCCAGAACCCGAATGGTCTGATTGCTGGAAAAGTCGGAAGATTTTTCATCCGTAATGGAAGTGAAGGTGTTAATGTCCTCCAAAACCACCACATTATCATCCACCAAATGGAACATGAAGGAACCTTCCGTGATACCGGCTTCCAGTTCGCTTTGGGTGTAATCGGTATCAACAGCATATTCACCGTCATAATCCATATTGGTTGCAGACTTGTTCACAGCGGTTCCGGCCACCACACCGGTTGCCCAAGGAATCAGGGCGGGGTTTTCGGTATCACCCACAAGGCCGTTTTTCACGCTCACAACGCCTTCATAATCGGCCAAATTGCGGAAGCAAACCACCTGAAACTTCTTGCCCACATCGTCCCGCATACGCTTACAGAAGGAAGCAAACAGGGCGGTAATGGTGGGCTTGGTGGACAGGTAACCCATAGCGTTGAAGGTATAGGCTTCCATCTTATCCAGATAGGTTTGATAGGTGGCATCCTCAACCGTGCCATTGGCACCGCTGGTCAAGGGGGTGCTTGCCGTAAGGCCAAGGCTTGCCCCGGTGTTGAAGTCCACATAATCGTTGTTCTTCAGGTCAGACATTTGAGAAATGGCCTTTTGCTGATCCACCTGAAGGGTTCCAAGGAAAGTGGAAACATCATACAACAGGGCTTCCGGCTGACTGTTTTCATTGGCTTCAATGACGATCCGAAGATCATTGCCACGGGTGCCGGGATATTTGGCCGTTGCATAAGTGCAAGTGGCCTTGGTGCCAGACGCATTCAGGCGGAAGAAGTGAACCTTCTTGGCATGAAGGAAAATTTCACGCATGGGCTTCAGTTCATCCGCCGTGTACGCATAGCCGAAAATCTTTTGGGAATTCTTCTGGAAATCCCCAAGTTCAACGGTGATAACCTCACCTTCAGGCCCCCAATTCATTTCAAGGGGGATCGTTGCAATGCCGCGATCAGAAAGGGTGGCGCTTGCGCTTGCAACGGAAATGAAGTTGATATATGCACCGGGCAGAATTTTGTTCTGCGTCAAAAAAGTGCCGCCGCCAAGGGCCATATCAATTCACCTTTCCTTTCTTGAAAAAATTCTGAAGCAAGCTGTCCACCTGCTCCATTGTGTATTCCTTGCCATCTTCCAGAAGGACGGACAGAAGATCACGCCGCTTGGCGTATCGCTGGAAGGTCAGGATGTTTCTTTTGGTGAAAACCGGAACCGGGGCGGAAACGGGCGGGGCCGCTTCCTGATCCGGGGGTTTCTTCTTTCGTGTGGTGGTAGCCATTTATTCCCCTCCAATCGTTCCAACCTCGGTTTCCAAGGTTTCCATATAGGTTTCTTCCGTGGGCCGGATCATGGGCAAGTTGTAGTTCACAAAGAAATGAAGAACATTGTCCACAACCTCATAGTTCACACTGGTTCCGTGAAGCTGATCCCCATTGGGAAGGGTGATGAAGTCCAAAACTTCAATCATCTTTTCAGCAACCGTGAACATTTCCGCATTATTGCCGGGGGCGCTGGGGAAATACTGAATATCAAATGGGTTTCGCTTGATAAACCGCCGCCCAAGCATGGGGGTAACTTCCGGTTGCAAAACGGCAATCAAAAAACAGGGTTCTTCCAAACCCTGTTCCACATCATTCTGAAAGATTTCATATTCATCCCCAAAGGCGGCATTCAGCGCCATTGAAATTCCTTTGATAATTTCATTAAGCATCAAAACACCCCTTCAGGAACTTATACAACTTCTTTTCCAGAATTTTTGGGGCTTGCTGTTCCAACTCTTGTGTGGAAATGGTCAGCATATAACGCCCCTTCACCCAATTCTTCTTCAGCACCATTCCGCCTTCAGCGTCAGGATCATAAACAAAGCGGTCACTTTCCCAATAACCGGGGATGAACCGCCCCGGCTGTTGCCGGTGGCCGTATTCGACATAAGACGCATACTGAAGGTTATTCAGCACAACAACGGTGTAATGGGTTCCACGGTGGCCCACAGGCATTACCGCCCAAGCATCCCGCAAAGTCCCATATACAACCGGTGTCCGCTTCACAACCTTGTTCAGCAAACGCCCCGCCAAGTCTTGGGCGGCTTGGCGGCAAAACCTATCCAAATCAGCCCCCATCAGCTTTTCCAGCCGTTCATTCAACTGTTCCATTTGGCGGAAATCGCATCTTCCCCATTTAGCCA